TTTGTTTTTTCTATTTTAACAAAATTTTATTTTCCTCCCCACTGGTAAAAAGTGAAGTACAAACTAACTTTATTTTAAAAATTAAAGAAAAATCAAATAAAGTTTATTTTAAATTAAATAAAATAAAAAGAAAAAGACTGTAATAAATAAAAGTTACAGTCTTTTTTATATATAATATTATGAAATCGTTACTCACTTGACCTAATTCTGCTTATATGGCATATTATTATACATAAGTATATAGGAAATTGACTTTTCGTTCAAAAAATTTTGTTGCTTTGTATCGATATATTTTCGACCCAACCCATCAAAAATTCAGCTAATTTTTTATAAATTTTATAATATGAATCTATTTTTTATATTATTTCTATAACACTATCTTCTTTATCTATATTATTTGCTAATATTACTTTTCCTAAGTTACTATCTCCTACTATTTTATTTTCTTCTATTCTTACATTAGTTATAGTACATTTTACTTCTTTATTTACTATTACTTCTTTATTTATATTTGGAATTGTATTTGGAATTACTATATCATTTAAATTATATCTTCAATTACTTCTTGGTTTTAATTTAAGATATGGCATAATGTTTTTCTCCTGTTTAAGTTGTTTACCTTAGTAGATATTATTCTACCTTATCCCTTATCGCAAATGGATTTAGATTACCTGTGCTTTCATTTCCTTCTGTTACAGTAATATATTTATCCAGTGATATATCAAATATCTTATCCAATTTATTTACTGATCTGACTTTTGGTTCTTCTATTACTACTTCCCAATCTTCTGCTAAACAATTCTTTACAGTTAGATCTAGACTTCCTTCTGTTATTTGTTGTCCGCTTTGTAGTTTAATAGTTAACTTACCATTTACTCCATCTATATACCAGTATCCTTTGAAACAAGGTCTTTTTATTTTACATCCTTCTAACATTCTTAAATATGCTTCTTTGAATATCATTATTATTACTCCTTTACTTTTATTCCTAATTCTTCAATCTGTTGTAGAAATTCTTGGAACCAAGTACTATTATATACATCTTTCTTTATATAACATCTTATGCATACTTCATCTTCTTCTGGTAACTCTTCTACTAATTGATTTAATAATTTTATAGCTTCCTTACCTTTTTGTTTAATCTTTGTTGTTTCCATATTTTTTCTTTTTCTACCTTTTATATAATTACTTGAGTAAATACATGATTTCATTATCTCTAAGTTTTAACATTATTTCTTCTCCTTAAATATTAGACTAGGTCTTATGATGTTATATTTGTCTAATAGTTCTGGGTTTTCGTGGATATTACCTAATACAGTTAAAGCACGATAACCTTCTACAAACCAGAATCTACGTGAAAAATCCACTCTATTAATTACTCTTACAATTTTAGAATCATCTTCTGTAATAAATGCAACTATATCATCCTCAAATACTTCTCTTCCATCTGAGGTTAAACGGTTTGTAGTCTGCATTAATATGAAATCATCTTGATCATACCATTCACTGTCAAATTTGATTCTCATATTATTAAAGTCAATTAAGTCTGGAGTACACATAAATTTATGATCTACTAACCAGGCTCTATATTTATAATTGTGATATCTATCATATTTCAATTCCATTCCCAACACCTCTTATCTTAAGAATAATTCCACTTTAAAGTTAAATCATAGGTTTCGCCACCTCTTGTATGACGTCTATCATCATGAGAAAATAATCCAATGCCATCTGATTTTCTTTCTGTTATTGTTAATAACATTTCCTCAGATGATATTACTTTATCATATTCATCATAAATATCAAATTGCTGAAATACTCTCTTCCAATCATCCAAATTATTAATACCTAATTCAGGGTAGATACATAAACTGAACTTCCATCCATATGAAGATTTACCTATGTGTAATTCAAAGTAAAAATCAATATCTTCAAGATTCTTATAGTAAGTTCTTTGGAAGACATAACCATTAGTTAATTCTATGATAGTTTCATTTCTATCAAGAAAGAAATGATCTTGTTTTTCTAAGATATGAAGTAAATTAATATATTCTTCTTTTGAATTAACTTTATATTTCAAATAATAATTACATCCCACAATAATCAAATCCTCTCTACATTTTATCTAATTGCTTAAGTAAACATGCAATTTCATCATCTACCAATTTTAAAATCTTATCTAATAAACATTGACTACAATCTATATCCGGATCAGTAAAAGCATCCTCTATCCAATCTCTAAATCTTTCTGTTCCTTCTAAAGTGGTTAATAGACTAACTACCTCTAGTGCTTTTTCTCTAGTCATACTTAATTTGACCTCGTCAAATAACTATTTATGAAGCTACTATATAAACTGAATAATCTATCAATATCACCTGGCTTATGTCCATCCCAAGGTTCTGCAAATTCTCTTACTTCAATCTTAAATAAATCCCAATACTTCATATCACAATGATAACTGTAATCTCCTTGTGGAGTTTTAATACTTGCTAAGAACATGTCATCATATCCAGTTCCATCAGCGTGCTTCTTTGCTTTATAAGAAAGTGTTGGATATTCATTACATAAGCAAGCAAATAGCTTTGTTCTATGTTCATATAATTCATTGAATGTATGATAACCATCACTTGTTTCACCATTTATTTCTGTAGAAGTGTTTTGATTTTTTAAATCTCTTACAGCTTTATAAACAAGTCTTTTTAAAGTTTCATCTTCAATTTCATATTGTTCTAATTTTAATAAATCTTCTTTAGTCATTATTTTTCTCCTAACTTTAAATATTCTTCATATTTTTCTCTACTTCCGAATATCATAATCAATTCTTCTTCTGAATAGAATTGGCTAATCACAGTAGGTTTAGTATGTAATAAATTTAAACGTAGAGCCATTAGATTTGACTTATAACATTTTTCTGTTAATTCGAGTATAACTTGTTCTTCTCTTGGTGTCATATTACTTTATTCCCTTCTATCATTACCTATTATAAAATCCGATATTTTATTACCTAAAAATTTAAATATTAATAAAACTGCTGTGATATATAAAACAAATAAAACTAAAAATAACCAATTATTAATATCTGATATAATTAATATTGGCACTAAAGGAATTACAAATATGGTAATTATAAATAACATCTTTCCTGCTTGAATGTTTTTCATTTCTTTTCAACTCCTCTTACCATTAATATGTGCAAGCTCAATATTTAAAAGGTTTTCTAGTTATCTTAGATAAGAATTTACATCCTTTACATGATTTTCTTTTTAGTGGACATTTAAGCTTACTCTTCATTTGAAGTCACAACCTTATTAAATATATCTTCATATTTAGAATTAGGTATTTGAACTTGTCTTAAGAACCATTTATAATCGCCCTCTTGATTTTTACCATACCAAACATTCTCAAATTTAATATTATTTTGATAACATAAATTTTCTATAATTGAATCTATACCTAGTAATTTTTTATCTAGTTCAGTAAATGATACATTGAAGAAATACCATTGATCCTTAACATTCTTGGCAAATTTCAGAATATATACATCACTAAGATGACTTTCAATTATTTCAATATAATCAGTTTGGTGTCAGTAATCAATATCACTATAATTTTTAAATTTAAATTCTTTAGTTGCAACTTCATAAAATAATGAATCTGGAATATCTTCCTCCAGATCATCATTTAAATATTCATATGCCTCTGCTTCAGTTTCAAAATAACCTAAATAATCATCTGAATCTCCACAAGTCTCACAATACAACTCATCATACTCTAATTCATAATCTCTTGAATAGATATTACCATTTAAATGATTTCTATAAAAATAAGGCATTTTATTCAACCTCCTGAAACAGATTTATATTCATAATCATACATTTATTACTTTTTATAATATACAATATTGTGTAAGGTATAAAACTAAAAATAATTAAATTTGTATAACAATGTACTATTTTTGTTAATACCTCAGTATTCAATTCAAATACATATGAACCAAAACAAAATATTAGAACAAATACAAATATTGATATAACATAACTTAATAAAGCAGTATATTCAAATGTAAATATTTTATTAGTCATTATTCACACCTTCATTCTTTTGGATAAGTGAATTTAAATATTCCGCAATATCTTCCATATCCCAATGATAATCATTACATGTTCCACAACCCCATTCACGAATTTCATTAGTTAAAGGATGTTTATATGCTAATACAAAACTCATACCATAATCATCTAAATAAATTTCAAATTCTATTCCATTACATATTTCCGTCTTTATATAATTAAAGTATTCACTAGTCTCTAATAAATGTTCTTTTCCCACTATATTACCTCCTAATGTAATGATAGGAATGTAATAATTTTTCCTTTTACAAAATCATCATAATCCTTATCGCTTATTATTAAAACTGAAATTATATCTACATTATTTAATGGATAATATTTTCCATCTTTATAGATTACCTCTGCTACATGAACTTCTTGTGTGCTTGGATAATTTTCTAATCCTGTGATATAAGCAACCTTATCTCCTTCATAAATATCTTTGCCATCATCATCTTTCATTCCAGTATATTGAAGTAGCTGTATCTCACTGAAATCACCATAACGATCTTTATGACCAATCCAAGTTCCATGAAGTAAATCTAAACCTGTTATCTGTACTACTTCACCAGTTTTAATTATTCTAGCTTTAAATTTAATTTCATTATTTTTCATAAGTATTACTCCTCAGAAAATATTTTATTTATAAATTCAATTATTCTTTTATAACCGTTAGGTTTATATTCATTTAAATTGTTAACTACTTCATTCTTTTTACATATAATTATATTCAATCTCTCTTCAGCTGCTTGTGCCTTGGTAATAGTTTTTGCATTATTATTAATTAAATATGTTTGTATTCTATCCTCAATATAATCTTTAACAGCATTTAGTTCCTCGGCCTCAGCTACATAAGACCAATAGGAAAAATCACTTTTACAATTCTTTCTGTTAGCCTCATTTCTATCTAAACTAATATGAATAACTGATAATTCAGTTATTAACTTATCGGTAGTCAAATCTTTAAGTGCATTAATTTTTTTGTCTACTACTTCTTGATTTCCATAGATCATAATACTTTACCTCCCGATTTTTATATAAGGTTGTTTGGGAATTAATATAAATATTTTTTCTAGTTGACTTAATTCCTTCTTATTTACATTACCAATTTGAATATATTCTTTACTATCTATTCTATATGCTGGATGTATTTGAATAAATAAATTATATCTTTCCTCTTTTACATCTGGTTCTAGTTCAAATAATAAAGGACTTAATAAACCCTTAACTGATTGAAAGTCTCTTAAATTTTCTAATAAATATATTACAAAACCAACTAACTCTCCTATATCTTTACATTTAGTAATTTTTAATAAATAATGAAGTTTATCTGCTTCTAATTCAGTATTAGTCATCATATACCTCCTCAAGAAGAATTCCATTTCTAAACGATCCCTTATCAAATCCTTTTAGAGTTTGTAGCCTCTTAACCTCTTTATCATCTATATCCCATATCCAACAAAGAGCTTCAATAACTTCTAAAACATCTGCCATTTCTTCTTTTATATTTTTTATATTTGAAGAATCCAATTCAGCCATTAACTCTTTACATTCTTCTTCTAACTTTAATTTTAGATAATGCTTATGTTCTGGTCTATCTAATAATCTAAATTTACACTTTTTACCTGAAGCTTCAATGAATAAAGGTATTGAATCTCTAACTAGCTTTGGCATTTTTATTTACCTCCTCTTTGATTTCACAATATTCTTGCTTGTTCTTTTATTTCTCCATCTGTTTCAATAGAATATCTTCCCTTATAATCATAATAAGATACTTTCTTAGTTCTCACTCTAGGACCATAAGTATGACAATGCTTACAGTAGAATTGACAATTATAACCTGCCTTGTTACCACTAGAAGCTGTTTTAATACTATATTCTATTTTATCACTATTGCAGAAAGGACAAGGTTTTAATATAGAATTCATTTAAGATACCTCAATTTCTTCATCTTTCCATATCGAATATCTCGGATGTTTACTTCTATCTACATCCTCTTTAATCGTGAAGAATCTAACATCATATATATAAGCATCAATATGAGTTGGTGTAATATCGAATTTTTTAATAAAATATTCTTCTAATTCATTTACAGTACAATCTCTAACTTTCTTTTTCATAATTAACAACTAACCTCACTTATTGTTTCTTCTAATTCTTCTATATAATCTTCTAAATCTATTATCTTATTTTTTAATTCTTCTACTTCAGGAATATCTTCTGCACAATCAGTTATAAATATTTCTCCTAACTGATTTGTTTCAACTATAATTTTATTATTACCAAATTGTTTTCCTTTTAAAGCTTTTCTGATAGCATCTTCTAATTTATAATATATCATTTAATAACTCCTTTACATTTCTTCCTAATAAGATTAATCTTTTTAAATAATCTAATTTATTTTTTTCTGCACAATATACTAAAATTAAATCCTTTAATTCAGATATAATTTCATTTTTATTACTATAATAATTTAAATATTTAGAGTATCGATTTCCATATATAAATTCAAAAACATCATAAATATAATAATCTAAATTATCATATTTAGAAGGATATAAATCTATTTCAGATATTAATTCTTCTATAAAACCATCAATATCATAAAAATTAATTTCTTCTCTTAAAAAATCTTTCTTTAAAATAAGTAACATAATATATCATCCTTTTACTCTACTAAAGTTACATCCAATATAGGAGTATTAATTTCTTCATATTCATCAAAAAGAGATGTTTCTAATTTTACTTGAATGCATTTTATTTCTAAATCACTTAAATATTCAAAAGACTCTAGTTCAAAATGTTTTTTATATTCATTTGTATCTATAACTTCTATGTATCCCTGATAATTAGTAAATAAGTATATTTCTAATTTACCTTTTTTTATTTTTTGTAATAAGTCTTTTAGAATCATTTTGATCACTTTCTTTCGTTTTAATATAGTTGTATTTAATCATGCTGTCCAAACCTAAAGGATATTCATAATCAATTAATTTTATTTTTAAAATAAAATTATTTATATTTGTAAATTCTTCATCTATTGTGTAATCTAAATAAGGATTTAAAGATTCAATATTATATAAAAAATTTCCGTAAAATCTAGAATTATATTTATTATATAAAGAGATATATAAATCTTTATTTAATTTTTTATTAAAATATTCACGTAATTTCATAACTTAAATTCCTAAATAAATAATTCTTCAATAATTGGCTTTATTTCATAATCACTGAATTCTCTTAGATAAGTATATTCAATTGCTTCATATAATGAATCAGAAATTTCTTTTAAATGATACTCTCTCCATACAGTATACAACCAATCAGTATACTCATTCATTGTTGCAAAATGACCAACATAGTCTTCTAAACATTGACCACAAGATACAGTTTCAAAATTAAAGATACCCTCTTCATTTTCAAATTCATAATCGGTGCAACTACAATCACAAATTGCTTTATAATATTTACCTTCATAGTTTTGATCCACAATTTCTTGCATTAATTGTTTTTTAATGTTATCATCAAAATTTGCACATTCTAAATCAATTTCAGGGTGTGCTTCTGAACAATACTTATCCCATTCAAATCCACAATCATCGAAGTAGGAAATACAGTCATTAAGTCTAAAGTCATTACAGTTAATTAATTTACCTACAGAAGCACACATTGAAAATTCATTATTACCTTTTTGGTTCTTTCTAACTTCAACCTCAAATATAATTATCTCTTTTTCTTCATAATTTATTCCAGCTAATAATTTAAATTTTAACATTGTTAACCCTCTTATTTTAATATATCATTTTCGCTTTTAAATCAAGGTTTATTTTTAGTATAATAATTTTTTATTTACTATTTAATAAAATAACGTTTAAAAGCAAATAAAGCATTATTTAAATAAAGTTAAAATATTTTTATTTATTAATATGCTCTAATATCTTTTCATAATTTTCTTTTGTAGTTACTACTACATAATCAACAACTTCATTTATAATAAAATTCTTTAATTCTTCTTTAAAAGATTCATTATTTTTAATTTCTTTCTTTAAAGGATTTTTATCTAAAGATTCAGTAATTTTTTGTTTTATAAAACTTGAATAATTCTTTTCTTTTAAGTAATTAATTAATTCTTTTTCATCAGTATATCCTACATTAGTTCTATGAAATCTTTGAGCAATTATATCATTAACTTTAATTGGATCGTCATTTTCAATTTGAAGTAACAAATCTTTTTTGTCTTCATCTACTAAAGTTTCTAATTTTTTAATTTCTTCTTTATTTTTATTTATTTGAGAAAGTAAATCCTCATTCTTTTTATTAAGTTCTTCTATTTCACTTTGATTAATATAAATTCTATCAATAAGACAATCTCTATTTAACATTTTATTCTATTCCTTTCATATTTATATATTTATACAATATACAAAAAAAAATGAAGGAATTTTTACCTTCATTTTAATTTGTTTTATGATTTTTTCTGTATTTCTTTTTTCTACGTCTATTTGCTTTCATAAAGTCATTTTTATGTTCTTTATATCATTTAATACCTTTTTGAGCTGCTTTCTTTCTAGCTTTAATAGCTTTTCCTTTTGAAGTAAAATCTCCTAAATAAGTTCTTTTACCATCTATTTCTATATAAGCTCTTCATTTATTATAAGCTTCTCCTCTATATTTACTTACAAAATAAACACCTGTATATCCAGAAGTATTACTTGATAATTTTTTATTTCCTTTATATAAACCATTTATAGTATCTAGTTTAGATTCAATGTTAGTATCTGAACAAATACAAGAACCATATTTATCTGGATCACTTACAAGATTACTTAAAAATACTTTCTTTTCTCTACCACAATTAGTACATCTTGTGTGAGCAAATAATCTAGAATCTCTATATTTTTTTCTTCTATAAATATTTAAAATTTTTTGTTGATTAAAAGTTTTCTTTTGAAGTTTATCTAATTCATCATCAGTATAAGTTTCTGTAATAGCATTATTTTTAATACATATATAAACTTCATCAAATCCTTTTAATGATGTATCCCAATCTCTAAAAATAGTTCATCCATTTCTATCTAAACTAAAGTTTTCATCTTGTATGTCTGCAAGTGAAATATTTTTTCCAAATCTTGTAGTTCTACATTTGAATTTATCTTTTCCTATATTATTTAAAGCATTGATAAATTTATTTAAAGGATAAATTCCAGGTAATCCATTTTTCATTTGATTTTCAAATTCAAAATTATCAATTAATTCGATATTTGAATAATCATCACCTAAAGATTCATTTAAAGAATTTAAACTAATAATTAAAGTGTTGTCATCTTTAGTATATGAAATATTATTTTTATCTAAAATATCTAAAGCATCTTCATAATCAATATGAGATTCAAAATAGAAATTTCCTTTTTCATAATTAATATCTATAAAATTATCATCAAACAATTCAAAAACAGTATCTTCAATATTGTACATAGATAGTTATCTCCTTTTTAAGAATATTATCTATATAATTTAGCTGAATTATAAAGTTTCAATAAAAGATTTATCTATAAATCTATTTAAATTTCTAATACCTGACTTAAATCCATAAGAATTAAATTCAGATAAAAGATATAAAGAGAAATTAAAGTCATTTAATCTATTTTTATTAAATAAAGATTTCACATTAGAATTTCTATTATAAGTTATTCTTTCTAAAATGTTTTTTACATCTACAGGAATTTTTTCAACATTTTTAAAAGAAATATATCCATTAGCTGAATCACATGACTTCAATAGTTTACCTTCTTCATTTAAATCAGGTTTTCTTATTTTTTGGTTTCCAAAATCTTTATAATAGGAAAGTCTTCCTGAACCTCTTCCACCTTCTATAGCATATAATCTAATACTATAAATATTATCACTTATCCAATTCATTAACTTTTGTTTTTCAATTGAATTTAAATAAATAGATATTTTTTCTTTTATATTATCTACTCTATTTTTATTTTTTGAAATTATAATATTTTCAGATTCTAATTTTTTATGTTTCTTAATTTCTGAATTAAAATCTAAATTAATTTTTTCTTCTTTTTCTTTATATAATCTTTTATATTCTTTTTGTAAATTAACTAATTTAGATTCAATTAAATTTAATTTATCTTCTAATTTCATAAAATATTTTTCTCTTATATTTTTAGGATATAATTGGTTAAATTCATATCTATCATATAATTCTAAAAAACGATTTAAAGTTATAGGTTTCCATAAATTAGTTGTAAATGATTTTGTAAATTTACATACTACATAAATATTATTTGATTTCTCATAAACATTAAATATCATGCAATTACGTTCTTTAGAATTTTTAAAATAAATTCGATTGTACTTAAAAATTTCAATTATTTTATTTTTCGAAAGAAGTTGAATTGCATAACTATTTTTATTTAAAATATTATTTTCAATTAAGTTTAAAATTCTATTTTTATAATTATTTAATTCACATATTTCCTTTTCTACATCTTCTAAAGGATTTCCTAATACTTCAAATTTTGCTTTGTTAAAAATTGCTTCACTTACCATATGAAAACCTCCTTAAAGTAATTTATTCTATAATACAATTATTACATAAAAAAAAGAACCTCCGAAGAGGTTCTAATTTATTCTTTTTTTAAATTAAATTACTAAAATATATTCTTTGCTTGCATTATTTAAATGAGATTTATTAGAAATTTCTTCTACTATGTATTTTTTATACTTTTCTGTTTTATCTACTATAAAAACATATTTATTACATTTATAATTCTTTAGGCAGATATCTATTCATTCATCACATTCAAAAGGCGCTATGCTCATATTCCAATTTTCTTTTTCTCCGTAAGGAGGACATGTAAATAAACATTCATATTTTCCTTTACAACCTAAAGAATTTTTATTTGTTATAGTTATATTCTGCAAATTTAAATTATGTATAAGATTATTAGATTCTTTTATAGTAATAGGATTTATATCTTGTCCTATATATTTCTTATTTAAACTAGAAGCTCCCAATAATCTTCCAGAATAACCACTAAAAGGATCAAAAATTTCATCATATTCTTTTAGATATTTATTAATTATATATTTAGCTAAATAAGGTCTGAAAATTGAAACTTTAGGTGCAATTCCTGATATACTAAATCCTTTTAATATATCTTTAGGATATAATTTATCTCCTTTATATTTTAATCTATTTTCAATACATCTACATAATAACGTATCATTATGTCAAGCTTCATAAGGACTAACTTTTCCTTTTTTATTAGCTAATCACAAAGAAGGGTGATAATGATAAATTATATCTAAACCTATAGTATTACTAGAATTCTTTAAATCTGTTAAATTACACAATTTTTTATATTCATTATATAAAATATTCGTATCTAACGTAAAATTAGGAAATCCGTTCAATTTACATTTATTTATATAATCAATAATTAAATTATTCATATAAATCACCTTCATTATAATATATTTTAAAGTTTAACTTGTTTTTTATAAAGGTATTATATTTTTCAACATCTTTTACTGTTCAAATGTGAATAGCATTTTTAAAAAATTCAGATTGTTCAGCTTTTTCTTTCCATATATCTAAAATTATATTATCTTCAAGATTTTCAGAGTTATATAAATGACCTCCATGAGTTCAATGTAAATTTAACTCAATAAATAAATCTTCTGAATCAATATAGAAATCACATGAGAAAGGATATCTATTATCTTTATATTGTCTAAAAACATGATCTCTTCCATATTTTTGAACAAGATATTGATAGTATCTATCTTCAGGTTTACTTGTATTAAATGAATTATTTTCTGTTTTAGTTTTAATTACTTTATCTAAAATATCTTTATGATTAATTTCCCAAGCTACTTTATTTTTATTTCCTTTTAATTTATAAAAATTTTCAAGTGAGCTATAATTTTTTAAAATAGTTTTTCTTGTTTTTTCTAAAACTTTTTTATAATATTCTTCACGATTATTTCCTTCTTTTGTTTTAATTCCTCTTTTAGAAGAAATTTTTCTATCTTTTTTAATATCATATTCTTTTAAAAGTTTATCAAAAGTTCATCCTGATAAGTTATAATATTCTTTCGTTTCTTTATATGAGTGATTCTCTATAATATAATATTTATATAATTCTTCTTTTGAAATTTTATTTAAAATATTATTGAAAGATCTGTTATTATATTCTTTACTAAGAAGACTTCTCATTTTATTTTTATCTTGAATTAATTTATACTCTTTTATTAAAATATTTAATTTTTTATAATCAACGTTTAAGTTTTTAGCTATAGTAGATGCAGGTAAACATTCCTCTACATATAATTTATATAATATATCTTTTGTAACTATATTTCTAATATATTCTTTTTGTTTTTTACTTTTATTAGTTTGAGCCATACTTTAAATCTCCTTAATTAATTATACAATTAATTTAGCACAAATATACAAGGTATATTTATTAATATGTCATAAATAAAAAACATAAAAAAAGAACCTCCGAAGAGGTTCAATTAATTATTTATTTTTTAAATATTATTCACCAGTAGTCATTTTGATAACGCGTTCTTCGTTAACAACTTTACCACCAACTAGTAATGCATCATTTAATAATTTTAAATCATACATTGTAGCGAAACCTTGACTATTAGCACCATCTGCGAAGCCTAATGCTTGAGTTGGAACGATTGCCATGTATGGAGCGTAAACTGCTGCTGAAGTGATCATGTCATCACCATTGTATCCTAAGAAGTAATCGCCAGCTGCTAATGCAGGAGAAACGAATACTTTAATACCATTTAATGAACCTGCGAAATAAGGACCATTGATCTTAGTTTGGTTAGCTGCTTTCCAACCTTCCATCATAGCTAAGATTGGTTTAACACTTGAACTTACTACCATATAGTTAGCTGCATGTTTCTTAGTTCTATCATAAATGATTTGAGATGCTAACTCAATTACTTCTGCAAAACCAGCATAATGATCTCTCTTAGATACACCTGCAGGTAATGCTTTATTGAATGTTAATTCATCAGCTTTTCTAGCATTCTTATATAATAATGTAACTACTTCAGTATCAATTTCATAAGATAACTCAGCACAAGCTTGAGTAGCTAATACTTCACCTAAATCAATACCCATTTCAGTCTTAGCTTGGAATGCAGCCATTTGTGAATAATAAATAGCAATTCTACGAGCTTTAGCTTCTAATGGAATACCAGTCATTCTTACATTTAATGTTGGAAGATCATGTTGAGGAATAACTACGTTGTCATAAACATAAGCAGCTTTAACATAATCACCAGCTGTAATTTCGACACCTTCTTTTGCATCTTCAGCATCGATAACATCTTCAGTACCATCAGCTTTAATTAAACGTACATTACCATTTGGAGTCCATGCTGCTTTGAAAGTTGTAGCATCTGCTGCAATTGGTTCAACAACTGCACTAGAAGTATATTGTACTCTTTCTTCAGTCATGTCTCCTAACTTGAATGGATTATTGAATACATCATTTTGTTTAACTCCACCTTTGTTAGAACCAGCAATGAATTCCATGTATTGAACATAACCAGTTCTAGATTTCATTGGATAAACTAATACTAATTCATTAGCAATTAAGTTAGGTAATGCAACTGTAGTTAAATCTAAACAGAATTTCTTATAAGTACTCATATTACCTAATTGAGTACCAGTTGTGTTAGCAAATGCTTCGTTTAAGAACTCACTTGTATTTGCTAATACTCTTGCGATTGCAATTTTCTTTGTGTTTGGTAATGCTCTACCACCATGCTCTTTTTCATATACTTTTTCAGAGATGGCTAATTTCTTTGAATAAGCTTCTACGATATTCATAAATTTTTTCTCTCCTTAATTATTTTAATTTTTAAATATTCGCTAGTCTAATTAATGAATCATCTACATCATCATCTTCAAATCTATTTTTTACAATAGTTGGTTTTTGAGCTGATTCATTAACCCTAACTGAAACATGTTTCTTATCTAAATTGAACGGTAACTTAGTTACTTGAATTTGATAAGATTTTAAATCTTCACAAACTTGATCAACATCTTCAATAGTATAAGATTCACCTAATTTACGTTTAATATCTTTTGAAGTTAAACCTAATTTAGTTGCTTTTTCTTCAATATACTTATTTACTGCTTTAGTAGCTAAATTCTTATAGCTTTCTTTGATCTTAGTTGTTTTTGTAATGCTTTCATTTAATTTTGTGATGTTATTATTTAAAATAGTAATTTTATTTAATGCATCATTTTTATTTTGTTTTTCTTCAGTTAATTGTGTATTAAGTTCTTCAATATCTTTCTTGTACTTTTCATTTAAATTAACTAAATCTTCGTTAAGTGTTGAAATTTGTTTTGAATTTGATTTTAAACTTTCATTTAAACTATTAGATTCAACAACCATATCTTTTCTACTCTTAACTAATCTTGAAATTCTTAATTTTTGATTATTAATAATTTCATCTTTTTGTTTAACTGATTCTTCTAGTTTTTCACAAGTTTCTTTTAAAGACTTTGATGATTTAGCTACTTCACTTAATCTAGTAACCGCTTCTTTATAACGATTACATTCTTCATTTACTTTCTCAACTTTAGTATCACTAACTGCTAATTTTTCTTGAAGTGATTTTAAGTTTTCTTCTAAAGTCTTCTTTGTCTGTAAAGCTTCTTGCAGATTCTTAACTAATTGTACTGATCCATTATCTATGGCTTCATTTACTTCAGCTCCATCTTCACTAGCTTCAGTCTCTATATCTTCAGCTTGTTCAGCTTCAGAACTAATTTCATCTGAAGGAATTTCTTCAACAGGTGTTTCATCTGTTATAACTTCTTCTGTTTCATTTCCTTCAACAGGTGTTTCGCTTGATACTTCAGTATCTTCTATATCTATTTCAAGAGTTGATAAAACTTCTTTAACTTTATCAATCTCAAAATTATTAACTAAATAATCTAAGAAAATCTCTTTATCAGATTTTTCTTCAACATCTTGTTCAATAGTTGTTTCAAAAGTTTCTTCTGAAGGAATAATATCCTCTGAATTTTCTGGTTCAATAGAATCTAATTCAACATCAACTTCTGAAGGTATTTCTTCAGTATTTTCAATATTTTCTTCAGGAACTTCAATTTCTATTGAATCATCTTCAGATTCTTCATTTAATGTTTCTTCAATTACAACATTATTATCTTCAGCAATTTCGTTTAAATCTTTTAAAATTACTACTTCAATTTTTCTATCTTTTAGATCATAAGGACCATAAATTTTTCCTGAAGGATAAACTCCAAATGAGAATGAGTTTTCTCCATCTTCATAAATATATAAATCCATTTGTTTTGAATAAGAATTAAAAACAGATTGACCTGCACCAAAAGATTCTATTCCAAAACACCAAGGAGCATTATATTTTTTAACTAATTTACAAGCTTCCTCAAATGTTTCTAATTTAGTACAATCTACTAACTTAACTTCTTTAGCTAATGATTCTTCGATTTTTAAATTTAAATTATTTAAAGTTTCTTTCATTATCTTCTTACCTTCTTCATCTTCTTTATTAAAGGTCTTTCTTAAAGCTTCAGTTAATTTAACTTTATTTTTAAATGATTCATTAACATACTTTAATCTTGCTTTTTCAACTCCAGGAATTAAAACTATATCCCAACACTCACATTCATAAGTATCTGGATCTAC